CGTGGGATCTTGGGCTATTTTGCTCATACCTTCCATAAACGAAGGCGGTGAACCTGCACCGGGGATAGCGGGAGCAGCACCGGCAATGGGCGCAGTGGCAGGAGCAACGGCAATGGGCGCAGTGGCAGGAGCAACGGCGTTAGGAAGACTAGTAATACCGGGGGCAGCGGAAGCAAAATTAGTAGCAACTTCAGGAAGCATGCCATACGTTCCACTACCTAAAGCACCAGAGGCAATTGACGATGGCCCCATAGCACCGGGAAGTCCCGCCGTAAACGCAGGGGGGGCCATGCTAGTCATAGCAGCCGCATTAGCTATAGTTGGGGCCATGTTAGTCATAGCAGCGGCGGGAGCAGCACCACCAAGCATGCCCCCAATACCCGAACCGATACCACCGGTCAGACCACCAAGGAGTGCGCCTTTAAGAGGATCGCCACCAGTCAAAGCGGCAGAGCCACCACCCATTGCCGCACTAAGCAGCATCGCTTCACCAATTCCGCCATCAGCCATAATAGACTCCTACGTTTCTTGATATTTTAGTGTTAAGGCGTCACCGTGCCAACTGTTCCAGCGGCACTAACCCCACTAATTGCAACAGATCTTGTTGGGATAACTGATCCAACTGCCCCTGAACTTGCTACGCCACCAGTAGGAGCACCAACCGCCCCAACCGATCCGACTGCCCTAACGCCAGTAAGGAAAACCACATTAGATGCGGTCTTGATCCTAAGCATCTCGCTCCCTGCCTGAACACCATCCTGCGTATCCCGGTACACATCCCCTAAGCGCAGATTGTTAAAGTCCGCATCTGTGGGTAGCGTCCGTAAGTCAAGGTTTAAGCTGGCTAGATTTAACTGCTGAACTGTATTAATCGTGTTGAAGAACAACCTGATTACGTTGCTCAACGAATTCATGTACGCCACATCGTACTGCGGCGGGGCTTGTGGGATATTCGGAGCAGACCGATTTTGAAGCATTGCCATAGGTCAGCGTCTGCCGTCAGGACGGACATCAATTCGTGGAGCACCCAACTGCCAAGTTGTGCCTATATCTGTGGAAGCCATCTTAAATATCATCTGCCGTCCACGAGCGCGGGTGTATATCTGCCCCGTAAACTCTTCGGTAATAACGTAATTGGAGCCTTTTGTAACAGTACCACTAGCTGCATTACCAGTACCAGACCCCGAGTTTTGCATGGGGTAAAGCGTCATGGTGGTGTTGGGTGTAGGTACACCTACCGTAGACGACCCGTTAAAAGTTAAGTCAGGCAGCACCCGCCATACAAACCCAAAATTGTGCCCATCGCCAATGTCAAACTCAGAGGAAGATATATAAGCAGGTAGGGCAGTTAGGCTCCCAAGTACATAGGCGTCTACACCATCTTCATGCTGTACAAGTTCACTATCGTATGTGGCAGCAACGGGCAGTGGCAGCAGACCAGAATCTAGCCATGCAGAACGCCCCATACTCCCGTAGTACCAAACGTTTTCTAAGTAGTTGTACACCACGTAGCGGTCACTAAAGTTAGAGTTTGCAGAGCAGTAGAACCACCAGACTTCATTGAAGCCTTCATTGGTACTGCAATAAACTTGCTGGGCTTGCAGTACGTTAAAGTCATTAAATATATAACGGCGTAGGTCACAGTTCAGTGTTTGCACCCGCCCATCGTATTTATAGAATTTATCCACTGCCATCCAATACACCGCGCCAGAAGCAATAACAGCAGCATTGGGTCCAATAATAGACACGTTATCCGCAATTAACTGCGCTGTCCATACAAATGGGGGGCCAACATATTGCAATGAATATAAAGAAGAATCCGTAAACACCACGATCTCTTGACGCGACTGTACGGCGGTGATGATTGATGAGCCATGAGACAAACGCAAGCTACCCGCTTGGTTAGTCGCCGCAGGTGCCCATGTGTATGGGTCTTCTTGGTCTGACCAGCGGATCAACATGGGGTCAAGGTAATTTTGCCCGTAGTCGTTTGTGCCAAACACCAAAACAAACCGGAAAGCATCGGACACAAGTATGTAGTTCTGGTACAGCGGAGCATCCGCATCCCCCGCATCGGCTAGGTCAATGCCACGTTGGGAGATATATTGCAGTCCAGATTGCCCGCCTGTGGTCGTAATGGGCGAACCTTCAATTGCTGTAGATACACTAAATGTCCCACCAGTGGACTGCACTACAAAATACACCTGACCAACAACTAAGCCAGTGGGCAATGCGCCAGTGGATGTAAACGTGATACCTGTTCCATCAGGAAACGAGAACCCAGCGGGGAGAGTGATGACCCCCGGTGCGGCAATTGTGATAGTTACCTGTACAGGAGAGTAGCCTACGTTAGCGTTCCAATAGTAAACGCCTTGCCCACGGGGGCCGTAAATCAAATCCTCACCAAAGTTCTGCTGATTCCAAATCTGCAAAGATGTAGAAGTTGCTTGTCCATTACCCCATGTACCCGCGCCCCAAGGGCCAGCACCCCAGCCAACAAGGGGAACCTGATAAGAAGGGCCAGTATTAGTTTCGTACTGTGTAACTACCGTGCCACCACCGGGGGAGCCTGATGCGTCCGTAGCATTGGCAGTGGCAGAGACCGTGATGGTGTAGTTGTCGTCATCGACAAACGTAATCTGGAACGTATTTTTTAGTACACTGGCGGTGATGTTGCCACCAAGTCCGGTAATCGCAGCGCCACTGTAGGTAACAAAATCCCCATCGGTGCAGCCATGGGCTACCTCAGATACCGCTATGACCGCTGAACCAGCAGTGGCAGTAAATGGGTTGGTTAGCGTAACCGTCTTGCGGATTGGGGTAATGTCAAAATACTGGTTACCTTTGAGGATATAGAACTTTAAGTTAGTGCCCACGCCTACTAGGTTTTCTGCGGTTAACGTAATCCAGTTCCACAATGACCGGCATACGCCTAGAAACGTACCAGAAGCAAACGATGTCCAGCCCCCAATTTTCTCGGGAGTGCCTTGACGAAAACGAACTTTGTCGCACTCGTACCATCCGCCTTCTGTGGTGTAGCGAGTATTTTCCCGGTTAACCCCCGGCTTGAACAAAATCTTCTGTAATGGCATGGGTCAATCCTAAGATAGGAAAAGGGCGCGTTCGTCGTTTCTGCGCTTGACTAGCCCCGGTAGGATTTTACCCCCACCCCGTGTAAACTTCAAGAACTCATCAGCCGCTTCCACCTCTCCCCGAAGAACCTTCTGACGGAGCGTTGACCGCTGAACTCCTCCCAGACCAAGATTAAAAGCAAAGCTGCACAGAGCATCGAACTGACCTTGGGCCAGCACCATAGGAAAAAGTTTGGCGATGCCAGCCTCAAATCGCTGGAGATCAGCACTAAGGATTCCATCTACTTCGGCTCCTGAAAATACGCGGTTATCTTCCGCTTTAAGCGGGTAAGCGTCTCTTTGATCCAGTGGTAAACGACCTTGATCGGGGTATAAAACATGGCCAACTCCTACAGTCCAAAGTTTTGCGGGGCAACGGTAAGGTTTGAGCCGCACCCCTTCATGGTGCTTGATCATGTCCTTGCACCGCTGGGAGACTTTCACTCCTTGCCGCCTTTAAACGCCCGACCCCCAAAGTGAAAGCTGATGATTGATGCAAATATGATCTGGGTGTCGGCATCCCACAACTTGGTCAGCAGCACATCAAACGCCACCCCGTGGTTCCAAGCGTAAACAAACCCGCCGATTTCAACAAACGCAAACAACAGAAAGAAGCCGTAAGTCAGCAAAGGGCGTACACCGGCCCGGAGATTCACCATCCATTGACTGGCACCCTGACCTATGGCAATGTCGTGGGCGTATAGTGCAGCCCGTTCTGATGCCTCTGCCTCAATGGCTTGGCCCTCTACCCTGATCTCTTCTACCCTTTGCTGGGCTTCAAAGCCAGCCTTACGTAGTTCCAATTCCCGTTCCGTCTGGAGCTTTGCCATAGTCAATTCATGGCTCTTGTCCGCACGATCTTGAAAGAACCCAAGCAACTTGGGTAAGCCACCAGCCAAGAAACTGATCAACGTGGAGAATAGGGTTAGCATGATCAGCCTTTTAGGTCAAAACTCAAGTTGGCATGGCGGGGGTATTGCACAATACGTTCACCCTCCGGGCATTTGTATTTGATTGTTGCCAGCAGTGTGGCTGTGCCGGGTGCAATCTTTTCTTTTTTCACCATCG